CTGCATAGGGTGCATCTGCTTAAACCCTAAGCTCTTCATTTTTGGATCAATCATTCTATGTCTCCCCAATCTTTTTGGATATCTACGTCAATTTTAGATGGCACCTTGAGCTCTACGCCTGTTTCCATAAGTTCTTTGATGTGGTTCGCTTGCTCCGTGCTATCTATGTTAAAGCATAGCTCATCGTGAACTGTCAGCATAGGGGTATGTCCCGCTTGGTAGCAATCAAGCATCGCTTTCTTAGTCTGGTCGGCCGCCGATCCTTGGATCAATCTGTTCAGCGCCTTGTAAGTAAACGCTCTTCTTATCCCTGTGCCGTTGACCCCGCCGTATTCCTTCAGGGCTTCGTCGTAAGGCAGGGGTTTCCCCGCGCCAAACTTCGCTGGCTCCCAGAGATGGAACCTGCACTTGCGACCCAGTAGTGTACGGATCTGTCCGGTGGATGCGGCTCGTTGGGACGCCATCTCCGCCAACGCCTTAACAAACGGAACTTTGTTGCGATGCTGGCTCATCAATAGCTTGGCGGCCTCTGGTTCTACATCTATTTGATTGGCCAGTTTACCAACGCCCATGCCGTACATGATCCCCAGGTTCACGGCCTTGGCTTCCTTGCGGCTAATGCCCGCTAGGTCGGCAACCATCTGGTGCAAGTCTACGTCTGAGGTGTTGTATTCATGGACGATGTCGTCAAGCAGATCCTTGCGAGGCATGCTCCCCACGCTGGCCGCGAAGTGTACCAACAATCTTGGCTCTTGGCTAGAATAATCGAACGATCCCCACTTGTATCCGTCCTCTGGTATAAACAACCCACGGATTAACTTCTTGATGTCCTTGTCTCTCGCCGGAATCTGCTGGAGATTGGGGTTCGAAGAAGAGAACCGCCCAGTAACCGTGCCGCCTTCGTCCCTGCGCGTGGAGTGTAGCTCTGTGTGGATGCGCCCGTTGTGCTCATGCCGCAGGATGCTGTCGATGAACGTACTGTCAGCCTTGTCGAACTCACGGAGCTTAACTAACTGTTGGCAAATCTCTGACGGGTGACTGTTGAGCCACCCCTTTGTGAACGACGGCGAGTTTCCCCCGGTTATAACTTCAGTCACCTCCCAAGACCCATTGGGCAATTCGGTTTTATCAATCCGTGTTTTGATTGAGGTCCTTGGGTACGACATGCCCATCTTATCAAACATCTTCTGGATCGAGGCCGACGCCCAGATGTCCACCTCCATGCCTGCTTCTTTCTCTATCAGGCGACGCATCTCTTTCGACTTGTCTCGGATAAACTTCTTGTTCTTCTGGGCCTTCTCCAGATCTACGCGCACCCCGTTGCTCCGCATGTCCAGCATGCAAGGGATCAGGGCTGTCTCGATGTTCCAGATGTGCCACAACTCTTGCTCTTCAAGCTCTATCTTCAGTGCGTTCCATAGCGCCAGTGTTGCCACGGCATCCCGCTCGGCGTAGGCGCCCACATACATAGGAGGGAGTTGCCACATCTCAGCCTTCGGGTTAATGCCCCATGCCTTGGCTGCGGCTTTCAACATCTTCTCGTCCTTGCGGATACCAGCATAGTCCCGAGCCATAGCGTCAAGGCCAAAGGACCAACGGTTCTCGTCCACCAGCGCACCGGTAATCATAGTGTCAATGATCTTGCCCTTGATCTCTACACCCTCGGCTCTCATCCACCCCGCATCGTAGGTTGCGTTGTGCATAATTACGTTCATGTCCGGCACAGACATCTGCTTGGAAAGCCAGCGCATTGCAATCTTAGCGTCTAGGTTGTGGCCGTTCTCGTGTCGGATAGGGAAGTACCCTTGGTATTCTCCAGCCGCAACAGCAATGCCTATGATGTGCCCGTCCTTGCGTGACCAACCTGGGCCCAGCGTCTGGATGTTAGGGTCCTTGGTCTCAAGGTCTACGGCCACGTCCTTGTAGCCTGTCAGGTCAGGGAACTCCGTAGGGATATTCCAGTCCTTGTCAATCATGTCCAGTTCGCCTTTGAACTCATGGTGCAAATCGCTGCCAAATAGATTAGTCATTCTTAGGTCCTCGTAGTGGTTCAGATGCTTGAGTGAGGGCCGCGCCAGGGTGGTTGACCGCATACCGCGCACTGGATTCGCGTACCCTCTCGGAGAACTCACCCCCAAGGGCAGTGTATCCTGCCTTATCCGTCCATGAATCATCGTGGTCCATAGTATTGAGCAGCCGCGCTGTCTTCACCCAGTCCATCATTAACACAACGTGCTGCTCGGTCAGGTAGCCGTGGCTTATCAGTGCGCCGTTCATAATGATGTTCCACCCCTCGGCTATCCTGCTGTGGTTGTCGAACGCATCGCCATAGTCCTTGGCCCTCTGTCCATTGATCAGTTCTTTTGCTTTGTCTAACACTTCATTGCGTTTCAATGTTTCACCTCATTACTATAACCAACAAAAACCATTTCTTTTAATTCAGAATCATACTCGAATTGAGCGGCAGGTAGGTCCTCATCTTTTACGGTGGGGTCGTCCCACATTTTTTTTGCTCGGACTTCATTAAGATCGGTAACACCCATCTCTTTGTATTCCTTGCGCGTAGCTTCTTCCTGCGCGTTCCATTCATCCAATGTTATTTTCTTCATTTTCTTAATCCCTTCTTGATTTAGGTCTAACGCTGACCTTTACAGCAGTCGGATGGTCATACGAATAGAAGATATGATACCCAATACGCGCAACCCTATGTAGTTTCTTGCGCCAAACTGGTCGAACATCTGGTGTGTGGTAGTGATCAGCAGTACTGGGCGGCAAGATGTAAGGATCGTTTATAATCTCAACAGCAAGCTTCTGTGCCTTGACCCACGCCACCTCGTCCCTGGGTGTAGGTGCATTGCCCTTTTGATAGAACGAGAACTGACGATGTTGAGTGATGACACCGCACATAGACGACGGCCACCTAGGTGACTTCATACGGTTCATGATCACCCGCGCTACCATTAGCTGACCGTGGATTGGTTCACCTCGGGCCTCATGGTAAAGTGCGAGGGAGAGACAGGCGGCTGCGGCTATCAAAAGAACTGTGCCGCTACGGTGACAGCAATAAGAAAGTAGGCGAACACAATCACCCACGGAGATATACGCTTAATTATTGTTTCTATCATATTGTGTACCTGTAATCTTTGTTGGATTGTAGGATGTACAGAGAGTGTCTTGCCCTTGTGACGCCAACGTAGAACGCACGATGCTCGTCGTCAGGGTGCTTGCTCTCAACACACGCCTTGGTGGACGCGGTATATACCACGCAGTTGTCATCCTCTCCGCCCTTCATGGCGTGGAACGTAGAGATATTAATCCGTGACGGGGACATAAGATCGTCGCCCCTGCGCTGCATAGCCTCGATGTACAGGCGCATGCTCCTAGGCACCTTCAACACATCGTATGCCGCAGAGTCCGCGCCGCGCAACAAACCGTAGTCCGCCTTCAGTGCATCCATGTCTAGCTCTGCTTCTGGGTCCAAGGTGTCCAGCCGTTGGGTGGCCCCGCGCTTTACCACCGCGTCATCGCCCTGCTTGGGTAGCCCCGAGTACAACTTCTTGATGCGCTCAACGCCCAGCTTCTTATCCTGGCACAGATCCTCCCATGCCATGAGGTTCTCAATGAGCTTCTCCGATATGCTGGACCGTCCCTTGATCGAGAACTTAAAGCCAGTATTGTAGAACCACTTCGCCATCTCTCTGACATAGGTGTTTGTCCTTGCCATCACGGTCCACGATCCTTCGCTGAACGGGATGTCTTCCATGTTCCAAACAAATTCTACCTCGCCCAGTTCCTCACGAGCAAGAAACTCTTTATCAACACGGGAGGTAATCTTCTGAACGATATGCTGGGACAACCTATGGACGGACTCAGGAATGCGGTACGACTGTTTTAAAATCTCTACATCATCAGACGCATTGATAAACAGGTCTACATTCACACCAGTCCATCGGTGCACAGCCTGATCGTCATCTCCGGCAATGATTGTGTACTGCGAAAACTCGGCCAGCTTCTTTGCCATCTCCCACTGCAACGGTGTAAAGTCTTGAGCCTCATCAATAAACAGGTAGTCAAGGTGGGGCGGCTCCCCTATCTCGATGTACTTGTCGATCATATCAACAAAGTCATACTTGCTCATCGTCTGCTTGTACTCTTCGATCTGAGCACTAACTTGCTCGAGCTTCGGGTAGAACAGGGTTCGGTCGGCGGCTTCGTTAAACTCTCGGTCCAAGGATATCATACGGTATCGTGCACGAGTAATCATCTGAAGGTACTGGGCTCCTGATCCTCCGAGCGTAGGAAGGGTTATCCCATC